TATCGAAAGAACCCGCGCCGCCGCTTAAACCAACAGTTGCGTCACCTATGTTTTTCTCAAGCCGACCAGTAAAGCTTGGGCTTCCTGCGCCTAAATTAACTCGTCCACTTAAACTGCCGCCATTAAATTCATAGTTTCCGCCTACACGTGTTCTTGGTTTTTGTGTTCCCGCAGGGTATAGTCGAGTTGCGTTGTATGCTCGGTCAACATTGGATGTATGAATTCTTATTTCTGATTTTTTCTTTTTCATTAATAATCGCCCCAGACTTTAACTTTAGTGCCACCCCAATACTCTACAGCCAGCCCTGCTTCAATTAATTTTTGGTTAATACTGTTGCCATCAAAATCCCACAACACGCCAAGAATACGTCCGTACTTGCCGCGCCCCTGTGATTCTAAAACAAAACCATCTTGTGTTAATTCTTTTAATAAGTCTTTAGCCTGTAGCCCGAGTTTTTTTTCTGCTAGATCTCTGGTCCGTGATTCGGGGGTATCTATTCCTACAAGACGAACTCGTTGTTTTGCTAGAATAATAGAAAAACCTAAGTCTAAATTGACATCGCAGGTGTCTCCGTCAACTACCCGGTCCAACTCACACTTGTAAACAAAGGGTTTAGCCATTTAAGTTACGCACACATTCCTGCTTTAGTTCTGCCACGAATTGCAATTCCATCTATGTTCTTCTTTAGAACTATGCCGCCTCCTGAAAACTTTGCTGTTTGTGCTGCTCGATTAAAATTTTCTTTTGTCGGAGCGCCTTTGCTTCCGGGCGTTCTCATTTTTTCACCGGAGCCTTGTTTAATTCTCTGTTGCTTTGCCCTAATGTTGGCATACAAACCTTTACCAGCCATAACAGTTTCCTTAACAGATCTTAAACGTGTTGCCGCGTAGGGCGGCACCCATGCCGCGCTTCTTGCCCGTAGTTACTGTAGCTTTTTCAGTATTGGGGGTTTTTTCTTCAACGGTCTTTGCGTAAGGAATAGTTCCTTGGCCTTTTATGTCCGCGTGGTTTTGTGCTTTCGGGGCTTTTTCCATTGAATTGGTTACAATTTTAACTGAACTCATTGTCGGGGTCCTCGGTTTTGGTTTTGTTGACGTATTTGTTCTCTATCTAAGGCCGACTGTATTCTGGCCGCCGTTTGGTCTTCTTGGCTTTGTAGCCGTTGTTGAAACTCACCAGCTTTACGCATTTCTTTTTCTTGGTCAAGCTGTAGTTCCGCTTGATCCATTGCGATGTCGGCTTCGCTCTTCTGACCTTTAATCTGTAACTCTTGTTGTTTGAGCGCGATTAACGGATCAGGGCCTTGTTCTTCTCCTGCGTTTGCTACTTGGTCGCCTAGCGCTTTCACTTGTTGCATACCTTCGGCAATAAGTTGCGCGGTGATCAGTTCTAGCTGCATCATCTGCTCTTGCTCACTTTGCGGCTGCGGTATTTGACCTTGTTGCATTTGCTGCATGTACACTACTTGCGCCTGTTCTTGCGCTTTTATTTTTACATGTTCCATAATGTGTTTTTGCATCGACACTGCTATTTCAGGTGAAGCTTGAACAATCCCTGACGCACCAAAAACTAAGTGAGTCATGATATGTGCGTCGTGATTCTGTCCTTCAAAAGCACGTAAGCCTGTAGCTTCTAGCGCATCTATGTTTTCTTGCGCCGGATCTTTTGGCTGCGGCTCTTCGGTAGAAGGTGCCTTCAATATTTTATCAATGTCTCTTACGCCCAGCGCTTCATACATACGTCGAAAGGCTTCGTGCCGATTGTGCATATCAGGTGCTTGTGAAGCCAACTCCATTTGAGTTTGAGCCAAAGCAATACGCTGCGCTTGTGAAAAAATATTTGGATTTGATACGGGGATAACATCCACGCGGTCATCAAAGTCTTCTGCCTTAACGCTCTGGTCGGCGTTGGCTATTTCATAAGGGTATTCTGCGGGCAGATACTCCGCCATAATTCTTGCCAGCAACTTAAACTCTTGCCGCATTGCGTAGTGCAAGCGTTTATGCACAGCACTCATGACCCGTGTGCCTTGCTCCAACATAGCTACTGTTGTTCCGACAGCCGCGCCTTGGTTTCCGTCGCCTACTTTTAGATCTGTAATGGTCGCGAACCGTTGCCCTGCTTCAACAACAAAACCTAATAAACCCATTAACGTTTGATCGGGGCCTTTAAACGGTAATGCCATTAGGCTGTCACGGATCGCTCCGCCCGGCGCATCTACATCTCTAAATTCTCCCGGCTGCAAAGGATCTTCGTCATCTCTGATCCGTAGGCCGCGAGCCTTGAAACCTGCTGGAAGGTTAGATAATGTTCCTGCGTCAATCAGTTGTCGAAGTGCAGCAGTCGCGGTTCGCGACAAACCGCCTATTGTGTGGATTAGCCCTAAACCATAGAAGCCAAATCCGGGTAAAAACTTGTAGTGTACGAAGTATTGTATCTTTCTTTTAAGTGGGTCGTTTTCTTGATAGTTTCTTCGAATAGCAAGAACTTGACCGCTGTCTTCACTAATAGTGACGATATAAGGTACTTTTATGCCTGTTTCTTCGCCTTCTTCGTCTCGTTCTTCGTACCCAATGAGGTCTAAATCAACGTGACATTCCAATAATGTGCAGTCGTAATCTATGTTAGACGGGTGCATACCGTCTATGTTCTCTACTTCTTGACTGATCGAGTCCGAATTTTGCTGCGATGGGTGTACCGCAACGTCTCTATAGAATCCAGATACCTGTTTTTTACGCAATTCGTTTAGCGGCATACGCAAAACTTGAGTAATGTTTGGACAAGAATCTAAACTGCTGCACTCGTAAGGTACAACAAGGTGTTCTGCGGGTACAAAACTGCTGATAGCTCGGTCTAACGTCTCATCAAAATATACTTTTTTGAAGGTAGAACCTGCTAAAGGCAAATAAAACAACATTTGATCAAGCTCTGGCGTGTAATCTTCCATTACATTCATCAAATAGTAGTTCATGAATTCTTTTACACGGACCGCTTGCTGTTCTTTTTCTGGCGTAGGGGTCCCCATAATGGTTGTTTTTACGGGTCCGTTAGGCGGGAGCAGTTCATTAAAGGCGTGGGCCTGAAATTGTGTTGCAGCTTCGGCTAATAACGGGTGTGTAACCCCGGTCGCACCCCGAAAGGGCGTGGTTCGCTCTTCGTAGTTCAATCCGAGCAGTTCCATACCATTGGAATAAGTGTCTTCCCAATCCTTTCGGGAAGATTTATTCGCTTCAAACTCAGAAGAAAGCTCGTTGCTTATGGACCCTAGGTCGCGATTGTCTAGGTATTCGGCTAGGTTATCAAAAAAACCTTCTTCTTCCTGTTGTTGAGAAGGGTCTAAGTCAATAACAACGCCACCGTCGTCGGTAGCTTCTATTTCTATGCCTTCTGGAATACCTTCTTCTACACCCATAGGTGTTCCGATAGTTTCTATTTCTACGTCCAAAGCCATTTCAGAAAGTTTGGGGTCGTCGCCTACTCGTTCTACTAAAGAAATTACCGGGTCATCTGCCATGTTTAATTACCTTTTTTTTCATCTGGGTAATAGAAGTTCCCACTATCGTCCGTAGGTGGTATATAAACGTTTATTGGTGAACTTTTATACGTTCGTGGGGGAATACTAAGGCCCTTTCGGCTTAAACTTAATCCTCGTCGAGCTTCCGCCGCTTGGTTAAAAGCATTCATGGCTTGAACGGAAGCCGCTTGTTCCGCTTCTCGTTCTTTTTGTTTTATTCTATCGAAAGCTTGTTCCGCTTCGTCCTCAGAAATTTGACCACTTTCAAGTAACGAAAGCAGTGCTTGCAGTGTGGTTTGATCTGAATTTACCATCTGGTTATCCACAAGAGCACCAACATTAAAACCAAAGTCTCTTTCGTTTTCGGTATAATTTTTTTGAGCCATTCGATTCAATATAGCGTCGTTGTTTGCTATTTCATTTTCTACAAAAGTTCTTGCGGGAGATGTTCCAGCGGATGTTCCAGCGGATTGCGGCATAACGTTGTTTGGTAGGTTTTCTAAGCCAAACGCTCCGGCACCAGAGCCTATGTTTGAAATTATTTCTCTAGCTCTTGGGCTGTTCATGTCTACCCCTGAGTTAGCTACAGCGGACATTACGTCGGCTGCTGTTTTGTTTTCCGTTTCTGCAAAACTTCGTGTGGGGGGAACTCGTCGAGTAACATTAAAAAAAGTAGGTGGTAAACCTGTATCGTTGCTAATCTGAAGAAGATCCGATCTAAGTTTTTCTAGCCCGCCATCATTGCTACTAGCGCCAGTGTTTTGCTCTAACTCAATCGAACCAACCCCTTTCGGACGATTCATTCTGTTAAAAAATAATTCTTCTTCTAAAGTAGCCATGCGTTTATCCTTTACCCATAATAAGCTTTTATCGTACTGGAAGTCGGAGTATCTTTCCAATCATCTGATGGTAACTGTACAAAGTTTCCTTGTCGATAGCGCATTAACGCTTGTGTTGTACTGTCCACTAAATCGTCATACTCCCCGTTAGGAAAAGCGGCGCACTCTTCAATGAGTTCTTCCGCCCATTGTTCGTCGGGTGCCCAGATCATTCCACTCTCAAACAAGGGTGAAATAGAGTGGGCACGAGCCAGCTTATCATTACCTCGGCTCGGTGTGAAGTTTACTACAGGAATTCCTACTTGCCTGAGTTCTTGGGTCAGGGGCATACCACTGGCTTTGGCTTCAATAATCACCGTTTCTGGCTCCCAAAACCGATACTGCTCTAACGCTATATCTTTTAGCG